ACTCGAACATCAACATCGAAGGTCTCCGTGATCGCCTTGCCCAACGTCTTAACTCGCGCTCAAAGGCGGAGTAAAAAGTCGACTATCGTCGATTCGGCGAACTGGCACGAGTTCGTGGACGAGTTGTCGGATCGTGAAGCGCTCGAACTTTTCTACGACTGGCCGACGTGGGCACGCCCGAACCAGACGATCCCGCCGGGTGACGACTGGACCATTTGGATGATCCTCGCCGGGCGTGGCTGGGGCAAAACCCGGTGTGGTGCCGAATTTGTGCGCTACCACGCCGAAAAAGGTCTGGCGGGTCGCATCGCGCTGATCGCCGAAGACGCGGGGGATGCCCGCGACGTGATGGTGGAGGGCGAATCGGGCATCTTGGCTATTTCGCACCCGATGTGCAAGCCGGTGTTTGTGCCCTCCAAGCGGCGACTCGAGTGGCCAAATGGTGCGATCGCCACGATCTACTCGGACAACGACCCCGAGACGCTGCGGGGACCCCAGCACGACCTCGCGTGGGTAGACGAACTGGCGAAATTCAGGAACGCGGAGGACATGTGGTCCAACCTGATGTTCGGCCTACGACTGGGGCAAAAGCCCCGCGTTTGCATCACCACGACACCAAAGCCCATCCCGATCGTCCGGCGCTTAATCTCCGAGGACCGCGTGTACGTGACCACTGGCACGACGCACGAGAATTTCAACAACCTCGCGCCCACGTTTCGCGACGAAATCGTGTCGCAGTACGAGGGTACGCGGATCGGACGGCAGGAGCTGTACGCGGAGGTGATCGACCCCGAGGACTACGGCATAGTGAAACGCGAGTGGTTCAAGCTGTGGGACGCGAAAAAGGCGCTCCCCGAATTCATCTACGTGCTCCAGTCCTACGATTGCGCGTACACCGAGAAAACGCAAAACGATCCGACCGCGTGCTCGGTGTGGGGCATCTTTCGGCCGAATGAGGACAGCGGGCTTTGCGTTATGCTCATTGACTGCTGGGAGGACTTCCTCGCGTACCCGGATCTGCGTCCCAAGATTATTGACGAGTACGGCTCGATCTACGGCGACCCGGGCAAAAAGGTGGACCTCGTGCTCGTGGAGGACAAAGCCTCGGGGATCAGCATCTTGCAGGACCTCCAGCGTGCTGGTGTGCCGTGTCGCGCCTACAACCCGGGCCGGGCCGATAAAGTCCAGCGTTTGCACCTCGTCGCCAACATCATCGCCCACGGCCGAGTTTACGTCCCCGAGTCGCTCGTCCATCCGGGTCAACCGCGCGACTGGGCAGAGCCACTGGTGAGCCAAGTGTGCTCTTTCCCCGAGGCGTCTCGGGACGACCTGACTGATACGTTGTCGCAGGCGTTGCGGCTACTTAAAGACATGTCGTTCTTGCAAATCGATCCAATTCCACTGGAAGACGATTACGTGGACGACGAGTACCGACCCAATCGAGGCAATCCTTATGCCCAATAGTTTTATTGACGATTTCTTGCAGGGCATTGACCCGATCGATGCGGCCACGCTGTTCGCGGGTCTTCGCAATTCGGTGCCGCTCGGCATGGCGTTTCGCTCTGGGGAGTTGAACGCGGGGCACGACGAGGAACTAGCTCGGAGGCAGGGACCACGTGTTGAACCGGCACGCCCAGCGCTGGACCCGCAGGAGTTGAACCGGCGTGCAATGCTCGATTTCGAGTCGCAGTACCCGGACCCGCGCATTCGGCAGTTGCTGATCGATGCAATGCTGACCGAGAGGCGTGACCCGTACAGTTCGACGACGGCGACGCGACGCCGGGATTTTGAGGAGGCACCGGCGACCGCTCGACATTCAATGCAAGCCGCGCCCAAGCCCCGAAGGTTCAACAAGGGCGGTAGTGCCAAAAAGACGCTGGACGAGATGGCGGCCGAATTAATGCGAAAGGGCACCAAGGTAGCCGACAAGCCCGATTTGTCGCGCCGGGGATTTTTCGGCCTTGGGTCCAACCCAGCGTTCCCGCTGGCGAACCTCGACACCAAAGCGCTGGAGAAGATGCAGTCCGACTTGAAGGGCGCACCGGCGATCACTGAGAAGACCGTAACCATCGATCCCGGCAAAGGCGCGGCAAAGTCCACACTTAAATCGCTCAGCGAAACGCCGCTGTCGAGACGTGAGGTGCTCAAAACGGCGGCGGGTCAGGTGGTTCGTGGCGCTTTGCCCGATCTGGGTGGACTGGGTGACGTAGCCAAAATCGCCGAATCTGCGGCCGATCCGATGGCGGCAATCGGCGTACCTTCTGGCATGCCCGGCCTGATCGCCGCTGGGTTATCCAATGGTATGAGCGAAGAAGACGTCATCCGAATGATTCTCGACACTTACCGCCGCAAAGGTGTGACGCCCGGGCAAGTCGAGGGTGTGGTAGGTTCGATTAAGGACCCCACCTCGGTGATGTTCGAGGAGCCAGTGGGCGCTGGTCGTGCAATGATGGAGATGATCGGCACAGAGGGTTCGCCGTTGTCCAATCGAGGAGCGTTGCGCTACATGCGCAAAGTCGCACCCGAGAAATACGACGAGTTGCGGCAAACGGCCAAGGACGTTGCTGAGTATGGATTCGAGAATTAAGCCGTGTTAAAATCGCACATATTAAAGGCTGACAATGGCAACTGAATTCCCGCAACCGCAAATGGAAGCACCGGCAGGTCCTGAGGACGAGCAGGGTATGGTGTTCGACCTCGATATGGAGGACCCGTACTCGGAGGTGGAAGAGCAACCGGACGGCTCGGCTATTGTGCGGATGGACGAATTCAAAGGGCCGATCGAGGACCGAGATTTTTACTCGAACCTCGCTGACGAACTCGATTTGTGGAAGCTCGACAAGCTGGCGTCGCAATACCTCGACTTGATCGAGAAGGACAAAGAGGCGCGGAAAGAGCGGGACAAGCAGTACGAGGAAGGGCTGAAACGCACGGGACTCGGGCACGACGCGCCGGGTGGTGCCCAGTTCCAAGGGGCGAGCAAAGTGGTGCACCCGGTAATGGCTGAGGCTTGTATCGACTTTGAATCGCGTGCCATCAAGGAGCTGTTCCCACCGGACGGACCAGTGCGGACGAACATTTTGGGTAAAGTGTCGCAGGAGGATACCGATCGGGCCGAGCGCAAGCGCGACTTCATGAATTGGCAGCTTACCGAGCAGATCGAGGAGTTCCGGGACGAGCAGGAGCAGATGCTCACGCAGCTGCCACTCGGCGGCTCGCAGTTCATGAAGCTGTGGTACGACGAGCGCAAGAAACGGCCCTGCGCTGAATTTGTGTCGATTGACAACATCCTGCTGCCTTTCTCGGCCGCGAATTTCTACACCGCACAACGGGTGACTGAGGTGCAGGACATCACGCAGCAGGAGTTCGAGTCGCGAATGGCTGCAGGTCTGTACCGGGACGTCTCTTTTACCCGCGCCAGCATGGAGCCGGAGCCAACGTCGCCCGGGAAGGCGAACAACAAGATCGAAGGTAAGCAGTGGAGCGACGATACTGATGGGCTGCGCCGTGTGTTCCACATCTATGCGTTCATCGCGGAAGACGACGACTCGTACTCCAAAGGCGAACTCGCTCCCTACATTTTGATGATCGACGAAAACAACACCGAAGTCGTCGGAATGTACCGCAACTGGGAAGAGGGCGACGAGGCGATGGCGAAGCTCGACTGGATGGTGGAGTTCAAGTTCATCCCGTGGCGCGGAGCCTATGCTATTGGGCTTCCACAACTCATTGGCGGGCTTTCGGCCGCGATCACCGGCGGGTTGCGTGCATTGCTGGACACGGCGCACATCAACAACGCGGCGACGATGCTCAAGATCAAGGGCGCAAAGATCTCCGGGCAGTCCCAGAACGTCGAAGTGACGCAAATTACCGAGATCGAAGGGGCACCGGGGGTGGACGACATTCGCAAGATCGCGATGCCAATGCCTTTCAACCCTCCAAGCGAGGTGTTGTTCAAACTCGTCGGATTCTTGACTGATGCCGCCAAAGGCGTTGTAACCACCTCCGAGGAAAAAATCGCGGAGCTGAATGCCAACACGCCAGTCGGAACGACTCAAGCGTTGATCGAGCAGGGTTCAAAGGTATTCTCGGCAATTCACGCAAGGCTTCACGACTCCCAATCGCGGGTGCTCAAGGTACTTCAGCGCATTAACCGCTGGTATCTCGACGAGATGCGCATGGGCGACGTGGTCCAAGAACTGGATATAAAGCGCGAAGACTTTAACCGCAACACCGACGTGATCCCGGTGAGCGACCCCCACATCTTCTCCGAGACTCAGCGCATGGCGCAGACTCAGGCGGTGATGGCGTACATGGACAAGTACCCGGATCTGTTCGATCGTCGAGCCGTTGTGCAACGGGCGTTGAAGCAGATGAAGATACCAAACGTGCAGGAGTTGATGCCCGCGACGGCCGAGCCGATGGAGATCAATGCGGCCGAGGAGAATGCGGCGATGTCGATCGGGCGTGCTGCGTTCGCGTACCCGCACCAGAACCAACTGGCGCATATCCAGAGTCACCTCGATTTCGCGCTGAACCCCATTCTCGGGTCCAACCCGATAATTGCGCCCACGTTCATACCCTCTTTCCTCGAGCATTTTAAGCAGCACTTGATGCTTTGGTATCTCGGCCACATGAACGGGTATGTCGAGGAATCGCTTGGACGTCCCGTCAAAGATTACGATATTGCGGGAATCACCGGCGATATCGACAAGCTGTACGCGCTAGCGTCCCAGCACACACAGATGGACGCAAAAGAAGCGTTCGCAAAGGTCATGCCCGCAATGCAGCAGATCTTGGAGATGGTGCAGAAGCTTAAGCCCCAGCCGCAAATGGATGGTTCGGATCAGGTGATTCTGCAGACGTCGATGGCCGAGACCAAGCGACGCGCAGAACGGGACGCGAAAGAGCTAGCGATACAAGAAGAGCGCCTGAAGAACGAGGCGCTGGGGAAAAATCGTGAACAGCAGATCAAGATCGCGCTGAACGCATCGGACAACTTGACCGAAGAACGGATCAAGACTGCAGAATTGACGAATAATGCGGCGATTCTGAAGAATGAGCAGGAGCAGACTGCACTAGCCGCGCAAGAAAGCGCACAACGAACTTTAGGAGTGTAATGATGGCTACAAGCGATACAGAACAAATGGGTCAGAATGTGCCTTACCACAAGCGGATCGCCATGGGCGCGAAGCTCGATGGGTCCACGCTGGGTGCAAAAGATTCCGCGAAGACGCCGAGTGCGCCCAAGAGGGGTGGCGGGGCACTTGCACAAGCGAAAAAGAAATAATGCGGTACGTCAGCGACTTCATTGGTGCTATTGAAGCTCGCAAATCGGCAATCGCGCAGTCATTGGCGCACGGCAATGCCGTCACCTTTGAAGCCTACCAGCACTTGGTAGGTCAGCACCAAGGGCTTGAAGAAGCTCTGGTAATTTTAAATCACCTTTTAGCAGAGGAAGATAGCGATGAGTAATACTCAACCGGTGGCTTCGTATGAAGCCGCGTTGCAGGAAGCATTTCCCGCAGTAGACCCCGGTGCAGTGCCTGTAGGTGGACGTATTCTTGTGCAGTGGAGAGCGGCCAAGAAGACAGTAACGTCATCAGGAATTGTACTCATAGAGGAGACGAAAGAGACGGAAAAGTGGAACAACCAAGTGGCGAAAGTCCTAGCAATGGGTCCACTGGCTTTCAAGAAACGCGACACACTCGAATCGTGGCCCGAGGGCAACTGGATCGATGTTGGCGACTATGTGCGCATGCCCAAATGGGGTGGAGATCGCTGGGAAGTACCCTACGGGGACCCTACACTCGGCGAAACCGCCCTTTTTAGTGTGTTTAATGATCACGAAGTAATTGCAAAAGTTACGGGTGACCCCTTGAAAGTGAAAGCCTTCCTATGACCTCCAACGATAAACTCGATTTGCAACTCGCGGAAGAACCCGATGGGTCCGCCATAGTGTCTCTCCCCGATGGTGAGGCCCCAAATACCTCGGGAAATACCGGCGAAGGTCTCCGGACTGGTGGCCGAGTAGATTCGGATGACGGGGACGACGACGATAACCCCGCCGATAATATACCCCATGCCGATCCGGAGCGCGAAGCTATTCGACTGGCACGTCGCGAGGAGCGGCAGCTCAAGAAGAAGCTCCAAAGAGCCAAGACTAATGAGTCCAGCCACCTCATCACCTCTTTGAAACGCCAGAACGAGCACATGGCCGAGCGCTTGAGCGTCTTGGAAAAGCGTACGGCCGGTTCGGACCTCGCTCGACTGGACAAGGCGATAGAAGATGGTAATTTGAGGCTCCAGTACGCGAAGATGAAGGTGAAAGAGGCGACGGAGATGGCCGACGGCACTTCAGTCGTCGAGGCGCAGGAGGCATGGTACGATGCTCGGCGTCAAGTAGAGGCGCTGGAATCGCTCAAGAAGCGTGCTGTAGCCTCGGAACCCAACCGCAATTCTGTACCCCAAGCTCCGGATCCGCTTCTGAAGCGTCACGCCTCGGATTGGATGGCCCGGAACGATTGGTACGACCCGAACGGCAAAGACATGGACTCCCAAGTCGCCACCAAGGTGGACGAGGCTCTCGTGGCCGATGGATGGGATCCAAAGACTGCCGATTACTGGGAAGAATTAGACAATAGATTGACAAAATACCTGCCGCACCGTTATAATAGCGGTAACGACAATCAGTCGTCAAATCGGAGACCCCGTACCGTGGTAACAAGCTCAGGCCGTGAATCCCAATCGACAGCTCGTGGTAACGAGTTCCGGTTGTCGCCCGAGCGAGTCCGCGCTATCAAGGACGCTGGGAGATGGGACAACATCACCGAGCGCACCAAGATGATTCGTAAATACGCGGAATATGACCGCATGAATGTAAACAAGGGGTAAGAGATGATGAAAGACGATCGATTGAAAAAAGACCTTTCAGGTGGTGGCCGTGAGTCCCGCGCACAGCAGGATAGCGAACGCGGACCAGCAACTGGAAAACTGGCGAGCGCGCAAGAACGTCGTAGGATGTTCAGTTCGGAATGGATTCAAGAGTCCCTTCCAAAACCCCCGGATATTCCGGGATTTCACGTATGTTGGCTTTCAACAACCAATGGGTACGACCCTATCCACAAGCGCATGCGCATGGGTTACGAACCAGTAAAAGTCGAAGATGTTCCGGGCTTTGAGAACTACAAAGTTAAAGCCGGTGAGCACACTGGATTCGTCGCT